CAGAACGTGACGGCGCTGACATCGTGGGACAAGCTGGTGCCCGCCGGCCAACTGTGTACATAGGATGCCATATCGATCCTCTCCCCGATCTGCTGGTCCAGCCCCATCACCCACGCCGCCTTCTGCTCGTCGCTTATGGTGTTCAGCCGCAGCTCGTCCGCCTGCGAAATGGTATCTGTAACCGTCATGTCTTCACCTCACTTCACGATCTCCCACGTGCCGCACGTTCCTGTGCTGTTCATGATCTTCACCAGCAGCTCGCCGGGGGTCATAGGCGCCAACGGCTCCGCAGGCTTCGTCTCCTCCACATACGGGATGCCGAAGTATTCACACAGCCCCTTCGCCGCGCTCTCGGCGATCTCCTTCATGTGCGTGTGGAACCAGGTGATGTCCTCCAGATTGTCGTGGAACGCGTGCTCCTCGTAGAACGCAACGGCGTTGGTCTTTTTCAGCTCGTACAGGTCGGCGCGGGGGACGAGCTTCACCGTGCGCGGGTAAATCTGCTTCCGATACTTCACCATGATTTCGCCCAGCTTCTTGCCGTTCTTGGAATAGGTGTAGTACATGGGGTGGCAGCCCTGCGCCTTGCCGTTGGCGCTGGCGTTGGTGTGGCTGACGTAATGCACGTCCGCGCCCCATGCGTTGCTCTCCGCCACGTTCTGCTTCATGATGGCGTCGCCGTTGTCGCCATTCATGGGGGTGCGCCGGTACCCGCGCTTAGTGGCAATGCCGCAGCGGTTCAGGATCGGCTCTAAAATGTCGATGTACTCGTTGTTCTCCAGCGCCTCATAGCACTGTTTCCCGTCCGGCCTCTTGTATACGCACGGGTTGGCCCGATGCATGGCGGGGGACAGGTATACCTTTGCCATGTTACATAGCCTCCTCGTCGTTAGTCGACTTCATCTGCTTAAAAATCTGATTAACGCCCGTTGCGGTCAAGCCGGACATAATTCCCACGGCGACCGCCGTAAAGTAGTCCTCGGCAGGAAAATCCGGCATATGGAATGCCAGCGCCAGCGCACCGATGATGCCGCCGCACACGCCGCAGATGATGGGGATCCACTTGCTGTCCAGCGTCGTGGCTTTCACGATCATGCCTATCAGATAGCAGATGACGATGATAGCGGCAACAGTGGCCACTCCGATAGTGTTGATGTCCATAGTTACTTCCTTTCCGGCTTTACGCCTATCACTTATTGTTTTCCAGATCGGCGATCCGATGATTGATCACCTTGATTTGTTCTTCCACTACTGGCATACGGCGGGCAAAGTTGTTGTGCTCTCGAACCTCTCGAGTCAGCTCATCCAGTCGTTCTTCCGTCACCGCCTGCGTCTTCCCGTTCGCTACCAGCACCCCTGCGAATGTCATAGCTCCGGTAACTATCGCCACAATGATTGCCTCCGTCATGATACCCTCCTCTCAAATAATTTTTGCCCCTCGACACCCTTCGACCGTTTCTGACACGCCACCTGTGCTATCCTGCTTGCAGAAAGGAGGTGTTTCCATGCCCGAGTATTTCGCCCTGTTCAACGCCGTCACCGACGCCATTACCCAGCTTGAAAAGGCCGTTGCCGCGCTCAAGCAGGCACAGATCAGTGCCGAGGAAGCCTACATCCGGCGGGGGGAGTAATTCTCCCCGCCCTTATTCTGCGTACACGCTCTCGATCAGCGCACACAGTTCCGTGTACTGCTCGTCCGTGATGCGCCCCACGGCGTAAAACACGTCGCACTTCTGCTGCGCCTCCTCACGGGTCTTGTAGAACCGCTTGTTGATGAGCTTCGTCATAATGTTGTACATAGTCGTTCTCCTTTCAGTTTGTCGTTACGCTTCCTTGTGCAGCCGGATGCACACGATGCCAGAGCCGCCGTCGCCACCAGTACTTACAGAACCCTCATTGGCACCGCCCCCACCACCTCCGGTATTAGGAGTAGCGGTCATGTTTGAACCACCGTTACCAGCGCCACCAGCGCCGCCAGATGTAGGAGTACCAAGAATATTTCCCGCACCTCCACCTCCAGCATAGAGTTTACCAGTCGCTTCACCGAACTCTCTTGTGGTAGTACCTTGGCCAGAACCTATGGGATAATTAGTTGCATTAGGTTGCGGATTTGCCGCGCCACCATCACTTCCGTCGCTTCCCCCTGCACCCGCAACATTGAAAGGTGACGTTATGCCTCTACCAACACTCTGTCCACCACCAGAACCACCACTGCCACCACAGATGAGATAATGCCAGTTTGCTGCGGGAAGTGAACTTCCAGAGGTTATCACTGTGGACACTTTTCCACCCCCAGCGGTTGCACCAAAAGCAACAGTATCACCGCCATTTGTGGGAGATGTTACCACCTGACCACTATCGTTCCTACTCCTTCCAGCAGAACCACCGGTGCCAATGACAATTTCGTATTCCAAGTTTGCCCTTGGTATAATGTTTAACAGGGTCTTTGTAAAACCACCGGCACCTCCTCCGCCACCACCATAGAAGGAGGGAGTCTTATGCCAACCGGAACATCCACCGGAGCCTCCTCCAACAAGGAATGCATCAATAGGTGTTTCCTTCTTGAACGTAATCACACCACTTGTCAGCAGCTCCACAACCCCGTCATCCAGCCGCTCGTTGTACGTTCCGGTGTACTCAAACTCTAATCGTTTAGCAGTACCCCCCCCCGCAATTAACGCTTTACCGATAATCATGCTCATCCGATAACCTCCATATCCGCCTGATAGATGGTTTCCACAGCCTCGCCCAGCTGCTGCGTCAGGCTGTCTATCTCGTTGTTGGCCTCCTCCAGTGCCGTCAGCACCTCTTTGCCGTCGCGGTAGAACTTGCCCTCCGTGTACGTGTCGCCCATGCCCACAGGCCGGTCGCCTGTGTACACCGCCGAGGGAAAGAACTGCTCGTTCCGCTTGTCCATTTCGATGATGTTGGTCACTGTGCCGTTTTCCACTAATGCGTATCTCACTTAATCACGCTCCTTAATCCGAAATCTTGGTGGCGTTTGCGGTGAACCATGCGTAGAAATCCGGGGAAACTACCTGATAGCGGTTCCAGAATTTTATGGTTTTTGCTGTTGCTTGCCTCCACATGTTATGTGTAAAGTCATATACCAGTACATAATTTGTCGACAAATCACCGGAGTTATGCCCAAAGCACAGATTGGTTGTGCCAGAGAGTGCTCTTGCGCCCATCACGGCATAAAGGCTGGAACCGGCATAGACAAATGTCCCGTCATAATCGAAGTTCTCTGTAAACAAAGTGCTTGGCATGGTAAGTGTGTCATTAAACTTCCACGTTCCACTCAGCACGTTCTCAGTGGGGTCGTCTTGGTGCAGGCGGATACACACGATACCGCTGCCGCCAGCAGTTCCTTTACCGCCGGGACTGGAACTACCAGAGGATGCTTTCCCGCCGCCACCGCCGCCACCGGTATTGGCCGTAGCGTCAGTTGTGGAATTTCCATTTGCGCCGCCACCTTCACCGCCAGCTCCCGAAGTTCCAAAGCTTCCGTATATTCCTTGACCACCGCCACCACCACCGGAATACAGTTTTCCGGTTGCTTCGCCAAACTCTCGCGTAGTGGTTCCTTGTCCTTTTCCGGGGTTTCCGGTTGTCGGGGATCCGACATTCCCACCATCCGATCCGTTTGACCCGCCATCTCCGGCGTTCGTCTGCCCGGTTGCGGAGACGCCTCCTTTTCCGCCTCCAGAACCCCCGGCGGCAACAGTTCCACCTGAAACCGTATAGCCAAAAGCCGAAGTCTCACCGCCGGAGTTGCCGCCTCCAGTGCCCCCGGCGCCAATAACAACTTGGTATTCCACCCCTTTTCGCAGCAAAGCATTTACGATAGTTCTTGTGCATCCACCGCTTCCACCGGCTCCGCCATAGCCGCTGGATGATGTAACAGTCACACCACCGGCACCACCGCCAACCATGAATACATCCACATACGTATCCTTTTTCATCGTAAGGATACCGGTTTCCAAAAACTCCACTACACCGTCTGCGGTACGCTCATTGAACGTACCGCCTGTGTAGATGAAGTCCAGCCGATTGGCAATTCCGCCTCCCCCTGCTGTCACCGCTCTGCCTGTAATTGCCATATAAACCTCCGTTCCCGACCTCCGAAACGGAGGTCGTGTTTATTCTTCCTTAATTCGGGTACACCATTGTTTTTGTCCCCTGTATCGTCATGGCCGTGGAGGGCGTACCGCCTATACACACGGCCTTTACCGTTCCGTCTGTGTTCACGAACACCATCGCCTGTACGCCGTCCTCCTGCAGCTGCTCTATCTGCGCCACAGTGGGCTGCGGGTCGTACATGTACTTTGGGTTTTCGCCCACCACGATGGTCTGCTCGTATTTGCCGTCCACCTCCGTCCACGTGGCGGTCAGGGGAATGGAGATCAGTATTACCTTCGGCTCGTACTCCGCAGGCTCCGGCGGCTCGCTTGCTCCGTTCTCCGTATATACGAACACCAGCCGCATGGCCAGCGCCACGCTGGGCACAGCGCCCACACAGGTGACTACGATGCTTCCGTCCACGTTGTTGGCCTGCATGATTGTCACGCCGTCCGACACGATCTGCGCCAGCTGCTCCGGCGTCGGCGTCACGTCCACCCGGTAATGAGTGTCCTGCCCGGTCATCACGGTCTGCGTGTAGGGGCCGGTCCCCTGCCAGGTGGTGGTCAGCGTCACGATCTCCTCAAAGACCTTCGGCTGGTACGCTGCCGTACCCACCGCACGCTGTCCGTCCGCCTGATAGAAGACCTTACCCGCAGTGACACTGGCCGGGGTGGCCGTCGTGTCAGTGACATCCATCAGGGTCTCACCGAAGAACTCTACCCGGCTGTTCGCCACTTACATCACGCTCCGATCGTCACGGTCTGACCGCCAGCAGGATTGTCAGCGTAGGCAATGGGCACACCGTTCACCACCACCTCGGTCAGGTGGTCATAGCCCTCATCCGGCAGCACGGAGAACTGCGCCTTTGCCGGTGTCACGGTCTTTTTCTGGCCGTTCACCAGTTCACCGGCGTAGGTACCGGTCACGCCCAGGATCTCCACGCCGCTCTTGATGTTGCCGGCGATGAGCTTCGCCTCCTCCGTGTCGGCGATGCCCGCCGTGCCGCTGCCGTCGTGGTAGCCTGCGGGGATGCTCACCGGGGTGCCTTTCTGCGTCACCTTCAGCGCCACCGCACCCTTGTTGGGCATGGTGCCGGTCACTTTCTGTCCGTTCTTATAGGCGGTCTTCCCGGTCAGGATCTCCGCCGCTGTTGCGGTGGCATCCTTTGTGTCCGCGTCGAAGGTACAAGTGCCGGTCACCGGTGCGCCGGTCTTGTCGTGGGCCGTAGTGCCGTACAGCAGTTTGTCCGCCGTTACGTTGTCGCCGGTCAGGTCCATCAGTGTCTCGCCGTAAAATACGATCTTGGAATTGTACTTTGTCTCAGGCATGTGTTTACCCTCCTATGGTCATAGTCCTGCCGCCCGCCGCGTTATCTACCACGTACCGCGGTATGGCGTGCAGCATTACGTCGTTTGCCATCAGTCTGTCCTTTGTCTGCAGTGTCTCGTCCGTAAGCGCCGGCCACAGCTCATAGCCGCCGTCGTACAGTTCCGGCGTCACCCCGGTCATCACGCCGAAGTCCGCCGTAAAAAAGCTGTCGTCCGTTTCAAACACCGTGCCGAACAAGCAGTTGTCCGAGCGAAACTGCACGTTACACTCCATCCAGTTCACCCTCTCTCAGCACGTCGTCTACGCTGGCGGTAATCACGCCGGAGTTCAGCCGCGTGCTCCCCATGCCCACGCGCAGCTGGATGTGTACCGGTGTCCTTGCCGCAAACCGCGCCGTCTCCTGCTCCGTAAGGCGCACCGAGATGGTCTGCTCACCCATCACTGCGTCCTCCAGCCGCTTCTCCACCACCAAAGCCCCCCGCTGCTCATAGGCGATGCTCAGCAGCGTGATCTTGCTGGTGTCCAGCGGCACCGTGAACGTATGGGTGGGCGTGGTGTATCTCCCAAATCTGTTATCCATTTACACCTCCACCTTCACGTCGTACATGGTGGTCTGCAGCGTCAGCGCCGCCGTAGGTTTTTCTCCCACCGCATGGGCGGTGAACGTCCCATTTTCGTTGGCGATGTACAGGGCGCTGGTGCCGTCCTCCAGCATCTGCTTGATGGCCGTCTTGTCCGCCTCCAGATCCACCTGCTTGCCCGCTGCGCCGCCAGTAATGGTCACCGGCTGCTTCCAGTCGTCGCCGTCCGCCGCCCAGCCCGCCACCGTCAGCGTCACAGAGCCCTTGATGATGCTGCCCTGTTTGGCGTTCAATGCCGTCTGCGTGGCCGTGGAAATGGGCTTTGCAAGGTCGCTAGTGTTGTCCACGTTGCCCAGTCCGACCATTTCCTTGTCGTAATCTCCCGCCTTCGGTACAACGCTTCCTGCGCGTCCGTTGAAGCTCACCACGCCGCCGCCTGCGGCCTGCTGTGCCTGTCCGGCCCAGTACTCCGCGCTTTTTTCGCTGTCCGCTGCCGCCGCTGCGCTTTTAGCCGCCGCCGTCACGGCATTACCTATGCTTCCGGCTGCCGCCGTGGCGGTCTCCGCACTTTCTGCCGCGCTCTGCGCCGATGCCGCCGCCTCCGTCGCCGCCTTTCGCGCGTCCACGATGGTGGCAAGCACGTTTTCGATCTGGCTCTGCAACTGCTCGGCCTGTGTCGCGTTCACGTCCTGCTCTGTCTCTGCGCTGCCGTCCCACTTGCTCTCGCCCACGGTGAACGCGCCGTGCACCGCCGTGGTGGCCCGCGTTTCCTTATCGCCGGATACCGCCGCGCCCTTTACGGCCAGCGTCATCTCCCCGGCGTATTTCTTTGCGCCGTTTGGCACCGGTACCATATACACCGTGGTGCTGTTCTTCTCCAGCAAGTCCGCCGTCAGCAGCGTTTCAATGGTCTTCTCACCCAGCGCGTCCCGGAACTGCACCGTCTTGGTCAGCCCCTCCCACAAGGGGGAGAACTCCATCCGCAGCACCACGTCGTTGTGGCTGCCCGCCGCGCCGATGAGCACCTTGTCCCCGGCGATATATTCGTTTTGGATTTTCAGAGGGATCGTCCTCGTCATGTCCGCTCCTTTCTGCCGTGAAAAAAACGACACAGCAAGCAGGAAGGATAACGTCCTTCTCCGCTTGCTGCGCCGTGTCACAGCCGTTTTTGGGTCTCGCGGTGGTATGCAGTTGTCAGTTCAGCTGCTGCTTAACCGCCTCATACTCCCGGGCCTTTTCCTCCAGCATCTCCGCCGTGGCCGCGTCCTGGGCCATCGACCGGCGGATGATGTTGTATACCGGCCGCGGGATACGGACGTGCTTGCCCCGCTGAATGCGGTACACCTTGCCGTTCAGCCCCACCACGATGTCGTCCTTGTATTTGTCGTCGTCCTTGAAGGCGTAGAACGAAACCATGCCGTCGTCCGCCTCTCTGACAGACATGCCACGCATGACCTCCTCGGCGGCCTTTGCGGCCTCCTTGGCGTCCTCAGCCTCCTTCTTGGCCTGCTCCAGCGCTTTGTTGGCCGCGGCCAATGCCTGTTCCATTTCCTCAGGCGTTCTCTGTTTCTTTTCTGCCATGTTTATCACTCCTCATGTCCGGGGCGGAGGGGGACAATGCCCCCTCCGCTTGTGTGTCAGTTCATCAGACCGCTCTCAAAGGTAGAGGCGGACTCGATACGCACCATGTACTGCTCCACCAGTCGCTCGGCCACCTTGGTCAGCTTCCAGCCGGCGGTGGCGCGCTGGTTCAGCGGGTCAGCGGTGCCGGAGGAGCCCAGCTGCTTCACGATGTGCTGCAGACCGCCGCCCTCCAGCTCGGTCACGCCGTAGGCGTCGGCGCCCACGATCAGGGTGGAATACACGTCACGGCCCTTTGCGCCGCCCTCACCGGGATAGATCACAGTAGACGCGGCAGGCGTGGTTGCGGGGCTGTCCTTCACGGTGATGGTAGCAGAACCGGCAGCACCTGCGGCCGCGGACGCCACCTCCATCAGCTCGCTGCCCACCAGGATCTCGCGGCCGGTCAGCGCGGCCGCCTGGTTGGTGCTCAGGGCCTCGTTAACGGTGATGACCTTGCCGGACGCGCTCTTGACGGTCAGGTCACGCACAGCGGCGTTGCTGCCGTCGGCGATTACCAGGTCGGGAGCGTGGAAGATCTTTGCCTCGGTGGTCTCCACGAAACGGACGCCCTCGATCTTGCCGATCTCGCCTTCGTAGATACCGTCGGGGTCAGAGTAGGTCTTCACGTCCACCCACTTCTTGTCGCTCATCAGGTCATAGGCGGTGTCGGGGTGAATGATACCCGCGAAATAGCCGTTGATCTTCTGGGCGTTCATGACCTTCAGCGCACGGACGGCCTTGCGGATGTCGTCCACGCTCAGGTACTTGTTGTTGGCCTCAGTGGCGTCGCCGCCCACCAGCTCGCTTCTGTCCTTGGCGCCGCCGGCATACACCACGTTGGTGCCGCCTGCCAGCACCTCGCGGGTGATGGTGTCGGAGGTACGGCCGGCCTGAGAGGCCAGCAGACGGGTGGCCTGCACCAGGTTGTTGTCAATAGCGGTCAGCTCCAGGATGTCGGACAGCTCGATGTAACCGCCGTACTGCTTGATGGTCGCACGGATGACGCCCATGCTCAGCTTCTGGCCGGCAGGCGTCACACCTTCGGTCAGGGGCACCAGCGCCTTGGGCAGGCTGTCGTACTTGCGGAACTCGATGGTCTTGCCGCTGTTCTTGGGGATGGGATGCTTCTGGCCAAACTGGTCATGGATCAACTCCGGCTCGGCCAGATTGATAAGACGCATAGAGTAATACGTCTTCATCTCGTCGCTGAGACCGGGGTCCAGGGTGGTGTTGGTGTTGCCGTCAAACAGGTTCAGCACCACCGGCATCAGATACAGGTCACAAATGGTATTCATCATAGTTTCATAGCTCCTTTCAGCATATCGCAGCGGAGCCGTGGGAAATCAGAACGAAATGCGTTCGCCTCTTGCCACTCTCCGCTCGATCTCCTCAAAGTCTGCCCTTGTCAGCTTTGAGGGATCTGTCTTTGTTACGAACGCGCTGTTGGAGTTGGTGCCGTTTTCGTTGGGACGATTGCCCTTTGCGCGGACGGAGTCTGCCACCTTCTTTTCCGTGCTGGCGGCCGCGGCCTGTACCGCGCTGCCCATCAGCTCGTCAAAGTGCAGCACGCGGTAGGCGTGCTCCACCGGTGTCCCGGCCTTCAGCAGGCTCAGAAACTCCGGGTTCTGCAGCTCCTGCATCAGGTCGAAGTTCTGGTACAGCGGGTTGCCCTTCATGGCCTCCGCCTCCTTGTACCACTTCTCGCCCTGCGCCCGGAAAAACTCGTTCTGCTGCTGCTCCTGCTGGCTCCGCAGCAGCTCGGCGTTCTCCCGCTTCAGCCGGCGGAACTCCTTGTACTGCTCCTCGCTCATGCCCGCCTCCTCGGCGGCCTCGCTCCAGTAGGCGTGGTCGTTGTCCACGGCCTCCAGCAGCCGCGCGGCGTCCCCGTCGTCGATGCCGTAGCGCTCCATCAGCGTATCCAACACCGGCTGGTAGGACTTCATCCGCTTCTCATTCTCCCGCGCCTCCTTAAAGCGCCGGTCGATCATCCGCTGCGTTTCCTGGGTGTACAGGTCCTTGTACTCCCCGTTGATCAACTCCCTGAAAGCCTTTTTCTTGGCCTCCAGCGCGTCGGACGTGGTCTCCACGTCCTTTACCTTCTCCTCAGCCCCGGCGTCAGGCTGCTGCTCCGTCTGTGCTTCGCTCTCCGGCTGCTTGCCGTACTTCACGTCGCTCAGTGCGCCCGTTTTGCCCTGGCGGGTGGTACCAGTGCTCGCTTGTGTCTCGCCCTGTGCTGCGGGAGCTGCCGCCCCGCCGCCCTCGCCGTCAAACAGGCAAAGGCTCATGTCAAAAAGGTACATATCTTGTCCTCCTAAAAATGCGCGGGCATGTCGCTCCCGTGTGGCGCCCCCGTTCCTGCGGCGAAGCGGTGCCTCATAACCGCCGCCCCGCCGCCCGGAACAAAAGGGAGGTGCAGAGTTCGCCTCTGCACCTCCCACGGTACCATTGCTTTTTCTGAATTTTCCACTTAAAAGTGGAATTTTCAAAATTTTACAGAAATTTTTTTCGGCGCCGCCTTTTCCAGTTGCAAAAAGCCGATCTTCAGCAGGTCATACAGCCACTCTCCGCCGTGCCAACGCAGGTACGCATCCCCGCTGTCCAGCTTTTCATACACCAGCTTCGCCTCCTGCGTGTTGTGCAGCCACCCCGCCGCCGTGTACATGAGGCAGCTTATGGCCGCACACACGTCCGGTGCGCCCGTGGCGTGTCCTCTGCACCTGACGGAGCAGCTGTCCCCGCGGTGCATCGTCACCTCTGTCATACGCTTGGTGTGCTCCGCTTGGCAAGCGCCTGGCCGTACCCGGTCATGGGCGTCTGCGCCTCCATGATGCCGCTTGCAAGGCTGCTCCCGCCGCCTCCAACGCTCTCTGCGGCATTGGTTCCGCCGCCTGACTGCGCCTCCTCCTGGGGCATGAGAGCGCCGGTGATCGCCGCCAACTGCTGGCTCATCTGCATCACCATGTTCAGCAGCGTTTGCCCCTGCATGACCTTCTCCTTCACAGTCTGTATGCCCTCAAAGTCCATCATGTCCAGCGCGATCAAACTGGCCTGTGCGTTCTCCGGCGCGAAGAAGCCCATTGCGTACAGCTCCTTGGCCCGCTCGTTCTGCTCCATCCGGGAAAACGGGTTTTTCTTCTGCGCCTTGATCTTCAAATCGAACACCGGCCGGCGGAACATGGGATTGCCCATCGTGTCCAGTCCGGTCACCTGGTCCTGCAAGCCGGTGTTGTCGAAGTCGATAAACTGGTACTCGCTGCCCTCACCTGTAATGCGGAAGCTGCGGCTCAGGTCATAAAACTGCCGCATCAGCTCCACGCACAGGGTGTTGATCTGCGTATACGCCCGGTAACTGGCGGAGATCATGTCCCGGCTGGCCTTGTTGCCCGCCTCCTGCAAGGCTGCAATGGCCGCCGCCGCGGTCACGTTGGTGGTGCCGCCGGAGTTCACATCACGGTTGGCCGCCGTGTCCTTCATCTCCTCGATCTTCATCTGCGCCACAGTCACATAGATGTCGGAAAGCGGCTGCGTCACGATCTCCTGTATGCGCCCGTCGTCCAGCGGCCCGTTCACATGCACCAGCGGCCTGTTCCAGTCCAAAAACTCCTGCTCGTTGATGGCCGTGGTGTCGCTGACAAAGAAACGCTTTTTCGTGGCCATCATGGCGTTCTCCAGAATGTTGGCGCTCAGCTTGTCGATGTACAGCTGCGGGTCCTTGCAGATGGCCACATAGCCGAAGCCGATGGGCGTGCCCTTCTCCGGGTACATCACGTCCAGCACCACCGGGTACATACCGTGGTCATAAAAGCCCCGCTCCCGGTACTCCGGGTCGTTCTCGCTGGCGTACAGCAGCGTGGAGCCCACGAATTTGATGTAGTGCAGCGCCGTCCTGCCATCCGGCGTCTTGACCTTGTAATACCAGTCCACCACCACGCTCTTGTCGCTGGTGTCCACGTTGTCGTCGTAGATGTACTCCTTCACGTCCACGACCTTGCCCTTCTGCTTGCCCTTCAGCTGCGGGTACTCGCTGTCCAGCAGGTCGTTGTCCACCAGGTCTACGATAAACAGGTTACGGCTCTTCTGGATGTCCGTGATGCCCGGCTCCCAAAACAGCTTCAGCAGGTCGATGTCCCGTATCTCGATGTCGCCCAGTCCATTGTCCTTCTTCGGATCCCAGAAGATGCCGTACACCGCCGTGCCGTGCTTCAGCTTCTCCCACCAGTTGTCGGAGTACACCTGCTCGAAGTGGTTGTACTCCTGCACCACCGGCAATATCTGGCTCAGCGTCTTGGCGCTCTGCTCGTCGCTGCGCTCCCGGGGCAATACCACCGGCTCCGGGTAGTTGTCCATCGCGTCGGCGTGCTTGTTCTGAATGGTATTGAACAGCCACGCGGAGGACGGCTTGGGCTCCGGCGGCGTAGACGTGACCTCCTTGCCGCTTTTGTCCACCCGCTTTGCCTTGCTCTGGCCGATGCCCTCCCAGTGCCGCAGCTCCCACCACAGCTCGTCGTTGACGATGCGGTTTTCCAGGTTGCTCTTGCCGTCCTTGTACTTTGTCAGCAGGTCGATGCCCCGCTCCACGTCCCGGTCCGTGATGGTGGGCGTCTGCTCTGTCCGCTGCAGCAGCATGGCCGCCATCTCCGGCGCCATGTCCTGCTCCTCCGGTACGATGCCGGGGATACCGTATCTCTCCATGCGCTCCTCCTTAATACACTTGATAAAATGCGTACCGGCTGGGCCTGTACTCGTCCTCTGTCTCCAGCGGGGAATACGGCCGCTCCACCGTCCTGTATTCCTCCCGCGGCCCTATGGGGTTGCGCATGCACACATACCGCAGCTGGTCATAGATGTGGTCCTCGCCGTCGGTGTCGATGTCCTCCACGTCCGTCTGGTCATAGACCAGGTTCGGCACCGTCCGTATAAAATGCTTGCAGGTGCTGAACACATACAGCATGGGCACTCCATCCTCGTCAAAGGCCAGCCGGTGGTGCACCTGCATCTTGCCGTTGATCCGCGCGTGGTCGCCCTTCTCGAAGTACACCCGCTGCCGCTCCATCAGCGCGCCCACACTCTCCGTGCCGTCGCTCTGCCAGATGGCCGGGTCTCCCACACGGTGTATCTGCTTCCCTTTCAGGTTGGGGTCCTCGTCCTCGATCCTCCGTATCTCCTGCGCCACCTTTGTGGGCTCCCACATCACGCCCCGGTTTGGCGTTCCCGTGCAGCCATATAGCTCCCGTATGTGATACATCCGCCTGTTGCGGTCCACGGCGTACCACCCCACGGAAAAGGGCCGGGAATAGCCCCAGTCCAGTCCGCACCAGATCACCCAGTCCTCCGGCACCCGGAACGGTGCGATCACGTGGGTGTTCTTCCGGTCCATATAGTGGTCGCTGTCATTGCGCCACTCCGTGAACACCTGCCCCTCGAAGCTGTCCCAGTTGCCATACAGCAGGGCGTTCCGCTCCGCCTCCGGCATGCTGGCCAGCCGCTGGACGTACATGGGGTCGTTTTCCATCAGTATCTTGTTGTCAAATACCGAGGACGGCACGAAGATCCGCTTCTGCTGCCCTATGTGCTTCTTGCCGTCCGGCGTGTACCACGCAGCCTCCTCCGTTATGGTCTGCATCGGCGCCGCCGCCGTGATGAAGCGCTCCTTCACCCACCCGTGGCCTACGCCGCCGGGGTTGGCCGTGGAGCGCATATACACCCGCGTCCCCGGTCCGTTGGGCCGGTTTCTGGATTTCAGATATTCGTATTCCTCCTGCGTAAAGTGCGTCAGCTCGTCAAAGGCGATAAAGTCATACGCCTGCCCCTGGTACTGTATCTTGTCCTGCGGCCGGTTCATGCTGCCGAACACGATCTGCGCCCCGGAGGGAAACCGCCATGTGTGGCTGCTGCCGTTGTACCTGGCCTTGGGGTATACCCGTGGGTAATAGTTCAGCGTCTTGTCGATCAGCTCCCGCAGCTGCGGAAACGTCTTGCGCAATATCAGCGCCTTGTACCAGGGGATATGCACCTGCCGCAGCGCCTCAATGACCAGCGCGTCGCTCTTGCCGCCACCGGCCGCGCCGCCGTACAGCGCCTCATACTCCGGCCGCGCCATAAATATGGCCTGCCGCTCCTGCGGCCGCCATACCACGCTACTCATCCCTGACCTCCGGCATCAGCACCACGCCGATCTCCTGCCGGTCAGTCTCCGGCGCTTTCTCGCGCCACCCGAAATTGCAGCTCAAACTGAACTTTGCGCCGTTCGCGCCGTCACGGTCATACAGCCGCGCCTCTGCGTATTCCTCGCACATGGACTTCGCGCGCGTGACCGTGTCCGTAAACTCAGGCCTCGCCTGATAGTCAAGTAGCGCTTGTCTGCCCGTAAACCCCAACGCCAACGCAAGCCCCGTTATCGTGGGCGGCTTCTGCCCGATCATAACAACATTGCCGCATTTATCCAACAGCGGCTGTCCATCGATGCCAATAAAAGGTTCTCCCTTGCAGCTCTCAAAGTAAGCGTCAATGGCTTTCTGCATTTGCTTGACGCTTTGGTATTTTCTCGGGCATCCTACCTTTGCCATTTTGCTCACTTCCTTCCTTGTCTGACGCACCGGCCTCCCACCACTGGCCTTTGTCGTTGGCACGTCTATACCCGGCTTTCGCCTCACCTAAATCCATTGAGCTTTATTTTGATTATGCTGCTGGCGCTCTACCAGCAGATCATCAACGTCTTCCCTGGGACACATTGCCAAGAGGTGCGGGAAGTCCTATACGAAGTAAGCAGACTATTTGGGACGCATCCCATACAGCGGTCTGCCAGCGCATCGCCTGTTGTTTTACACAATTAGTCGGGTACCACCACGCATCAATACTGTCCTACACAGCGGCTTTGTCCTAAGACAACCGCCACCACACCACATCCACGCCTCGGATTTCTCTCAAACACGGTGGTACCCAAACCAACCACGGAACTTTTCAGCCCTGCGCCGGTACGTCGGTCGCATCCGTTCATCTTTACAAAGCCGGTGCCAGCCAATACATAAATTACTTCGTCCTGCCGCTTTCGTACAGCGCGCAGGAAAGACCACTTCCGCAGGCTTACGCTCCGTGCGGCTGCGAGGCAAGAGGTCACGCCTATGGTGGAGATGGGAGGATTCGAACCTCCGTGCGCCGTGTGTGCTCCCGTGTCACTCACACACGGCTGTTCCTGCCGGGAGTTGCAGAACGCAATTACCGACTCTGCCACATCTCCATGAGGGGGGGTGCCGGTCTTTCCCGGCTGTCACCGCTGCGTGTCGGCTGCTTGCGGTTAGCCCCGATAGGTACACGTTTCTGCTTCCTTCTTGTGCTCTATCCCCGGAAGCCCGTTCAGCTTGTACTTCGCATGAGCACTGGATCTGGTGCAGACGGCAGGATTCGAACCTGCGAACCCGAAAATTCTTCATATCGGAGCTGTATCCACCCAGCTTCTGCCTGCATATTGCTCCCTCCGGGCGGAGCCGAAGCCCCGCCCATCAGGAAAAGAAGGGGGAAAAGAAAAAGAATGGAGATGCAGAGTTTGCCCCTGCATCTCCCATGATAAAGTGCGTTTTTTCAATTTTTCCACTTTTAAGTGGAATTTTAAAAAATTATTTTTCGGCAATATCTACCACACAGGGATAGTCCGTCCTGCCCATCAGATAGTCTACCGACACCCCAAATTCATCCGCTATGCTTTTCAGCGCATCCATCGTCGGCTTCGCCGTCCCCAGCTCATACCGGCGTATAGCATCTGAATTCAGCCCACAGCGCTCCGACAACACATACCGCTTCAGTCTCTTTCTCTCCCGCAGCTTTCTCAGCCGTTCCGGGAATTCGCTCATGTCAGCACCTCCTCCGGGAAGAATGTCTCCCGCACCCCGCCGCACTCCGCCACGATGTACCGCCCCTTCGGATGCACATACACCACCGTGCCCTTGCGTACAGGGAACCGCTTTTCATCGTTGGCGCCGGAGCCGGGGTACTCGCTCGGCAGCGTCATAAACCGCGCACGGATCGTGTCACCCTTCTGCATCTGCCCCGTCCTTTCGTTCGCCGTAGGAGCAGAAGTCGTCATACCCGCTGGCAACCATCCGGCAAGAGTATGTTTTGAACTTCCGACAGTCCTTGCAGCGCACCACGACCTCTGCGTCTACGGTGGGCGCCGCGCTCACAATGGGCAAAGCAATCTCGTCTCTATCTGCATTATCAAACCACGGCTCGTTATCAAGCCGTTCCCATAGATCGTCGCCATCAATCAGCCGCATCGTTGTCACCTCCGTCCATTTTCGCGCCACAATTAGGGCAATAAGGAGTGATGTCAAACCCCACTCTACGCCTGCACTTCGAGCACCTATATCCACTAATAGGGTCTATTTTATTCACACACACCCACACCCCATGCACCACCGGGGCAGCATCAGCGGCGGGAAGTTTCTCCAACATCTGCGCCGCTTTTTCAAAATACGGAGCAGCGTCCATTAAAACCGCCATGTTTGCTTTTGCACGCAAAATTGACAGACACACCTCGCGCTCGATGTATTCAGCCATTGTCAGCCCTCCCGTTCCATGCTTCGATTGCTTTTTCTTTGCTGGGCAGCCCAGATACTTTCATCTTCTTTGTGTGAAGGCCATCACCAGCCCTATATCTCCCACAACCGGCATCCCACCCAAAATCTGCTCTATCGTAGGTATCGTACATATGGATAACGGTTGCAACTCCACCGCACTCAGGGCAGCGCTTCAATTCAGCCACCCTTCATCGCCTCCAATGCTTTCTCCGCCGCCTCGCGGGTGAGGAAAACCGTCTTGCCGATGTCGGCTTGTTCGAAGATTATCTGGTCGGAAAGCGTCGTGTAGACTACATTCATCTTCCCATTTTCCGACATCCCGACAACAGCTTCATAAAGGGCATCTTCATAGATGTCTCCGTCCTCGATTATGTACAACATGCTTGAAAGAATCGGCGTAAGTACTGGCCTTACTGGCAGCACCACCGCGCGCTCGTCCTTGTCGGCCTCCGCCAGCTCTCGCAGTCGGTCATAACTGCAAAGACTTTCAAAATCAGCAAGCCGCATCAGCTTCAGTGCGATCTCGTCTGCCTTATCTTTCGGCAGGACTTCTTCCGGATCAAGCCCGCTGTCCTCATAGGCTTTCAGCCGCTCCCACACTTTACGCTGGGAGCACGCGCCGTTATACGGGCACGGAAGCTCCCGGCATTGCGCGATGTCGCAGAAGTTCCCCTCAAATGTCAGCCGTTCCATCACTCCATCTCCCATTTCAGTTCGTCATACAGGTCACTGAACTTCTTATTCCAATGCTTCAGCCAGACAAGGACTTGAATGCCTATCACAATCCACAGCCCACTGGCGATGTTTTGCAACAAATTTTCCATTACCCCACCACCTTTGTCCAGAACTCGCGGCGGCAGGGTCCGCAAACACACGGTTCTATCGAATATGCCCCACACGCCCCTCTATCATCCCTGCATTCTTTTGTTAGTTCTGCTGGGCAAATGGTAAGTACGCCTGTGGTCTTGTCTATCCTCGCATCCGGATATTGCTCCAGAAACACGTCCTGCCGCGTCTTGCGCGGGTGTGCAGCAGACCACTCCTCGACGATGGTCACAATGTTGTCATCATCAACCATCCCCTCCAATGCACTACACTCGCAGTCTTTTGCGGGGCATTGATAGCAGTCCCCGGCATGGTGGTAAAAGCGGCACATTCGGTCGCGTTCTTTGATAAACTTCACAGCGTCCATTTACTTCTCCCTCCATTTGCACCCGTCACAGGCGCCCTCGTGTGCTTGTTTGTACTTCCCGCAGTATTGGCATAGCTCGTTTTTCATGGTGTGCAATTCTTCTTTAAGCCGCAAAACCCTGTTTGTTTTCGACACAGCCACGTCAAGCAATTCCTTGATGTCTCCCGGCGTCAGCCCCGTATCCTCGTAGTCTTTTAGCCGCCAATAAATCTCCATCGCGTGTTCTCTCACAGCGTTCCCGTCGATTATGCTCCTGCGGGTAGTGTGTTCATCCACCCGCACATCAGGTACAGTCAGTCGTTCCATTGTTCTCCTCCTTCACCGCCACAGCCTTTGCCAGCTGTGCCATGCCCTGCTTCATGTACTCTATCTGCTTATCCCGCCGTGCAATGGCGTCCTTCAGGCTGTCGTTGGCTTTCATCAGTGCCTCTATGTGCCGCTGCTGGTTATCGATTAGGTCAGCGGCGGGTCGTGCCATTTTTTCAATGCAGTCTGGGTCGTCAAGTCCAATCGGGCATTCGTTACATCCCGCTTTTTCAGCGCAGCACCGCAGCGCGGTCACGATCTCGTCTCTTGTCATGTCATTCCTCCTCGCCAAATGGCAATCATGCTGGGAAACGGCGCCGTCCCCATCGGCTTTCCGTCCAGCTCAAACTTCAGCCTACCACGCAGGAAGCGGATCTCTGCCTTGCCCAGAATATAGTCGTGGAAGCTGGCACGGTCTGTCCGGGCGGGGATCAGAAGCACCACCGTTGTCCCTGGTTTCTGTCCTTCGCGGTAACACTTCTCCGTCCACAGTCCGGTTTCCTTGCTCCCGTATGGCGGGTTACAAAACACCGTTTCGCCCTCCCAATTTTGCCGCAAACCATCATCGCTTTGCGTGAAATACCGCGCGCACTTGTGGTTTTCATCACTGGCGGCAGCGTCCAGCGTGAAGTGAAACTCCGCGTCCAGCTCGTTAAACAGCTTTTGCGGCGTTTCCCAGAAATTCCTATCGCTGGAAAACATAACTTCTCCATTCATATCTCAATCTCCAAACACAACGCCGCACTCGTCCTTCAGCACGTCCTTGATGTGCTTCCGCTTGATGCGGCCTTCGTTTATCTCCTGCGCCAGTTTCTCCAGGCACTCGTACAGATACGCGATGCTGTTGGTGTCCCGGCTGTCCGCTGTCTCCTCCTGGACGTGCCAGCCGCATTTGTCCATCAGCACCATTGCCACGCATAAAGATGCGGTCGTCCCTGCTCAAATGCTGCTTGCCCATGCGTCACCACAACCTTTCCTGCGCCGTATGTTCCGCGAACCGCTGTTCTTGCAGTTGGAAATATGTCGGTTCGATCTCGCACCCCACAAACTCAAAGCCGAGGTTGTAGGCCGCTATCCTGCTGCTTCCACTGCCCAAGTGTGTATCCAGTATGCGCCAGCCTTCTTTGGCGTACTTAATCAACAGCCACTCGTACAATGCCACGGGCTTTTGCGTTGGATGTATTCTTTGCCCCTTTTCTTGCAACGGCGAGTAATAAAAAGTTCTCGCAGATGTATCGAAAGAAGTCCATGCAAATTCGCAAGATGCAAAAGAAATATCTTCCGGCTGCTTTTTGTCCCAAATAACAAATCCCCTACAAGGCGGAAGATCGTAATAATTTCCCCCCCATATTATTTGGTTTTTGCTACATCTTTTTAATTCGCTAAAATACACATCACCCGGAGTCGCATCGTCCCATCTTGTTTCAGTGGCATTGTATTTTTTCAATCGGCCACTATCATGAATGCTAATTCCATACGGCGGGTCTACAATGGCAAGATCAAATGCCTTATCCGGAAGCGTCCGCATATACTCCATGCAGTCTACATTCAATGCGATTTGTTGTTTCACGCTTCACACCTCCCGTATAGCAAACCCGTACCTACTACGAAACAGCTTTGCTTTCATGGCATACTCACGGGTACGCATCCCCTTCACGTCCTCCACCACCGGAAGCCAGTACCGCTGGCCGTAGCTGTCAGGAGCCGTTCTGCGCTCGTACACAAAGTCCGCGATGTAGTCGATACTTTTCACACGTTCGCCCTCAAACGTCGTGTACGCCTCTTGCAAGCAGTACCGCACCTGCAATTTCAGCCCACGTATCTCCCCGGTCTTCTGCAGCAGCATAAGCGCGTCATAGCGCTCCGCCTCCTTCTTGCTGTCGAAGGTCAGCTTCCCGCGCTTGGTCTTCTGCGCCTTGTACTTCCCCGGCTTCCGCATCTTCTCCATAACCTGCTTCTGCGCCGCAGGACTAAGCCGCGCCAGGTCGTTACTCATCAGGCCCATTCAGTTTCCCTCTTTTCTCCAGCCCTCGTTTGTTCATCGTGTACTGCACCTCATGGACGATACGGTTTTCTCCGCACCGTTCGCACGTGCTGCCCAGCGTCCGCCGCCACATGGGGGCGAAGATGTACTCGTCCTCCATGTCCCGGATGCACTGGCCGCACAACTTCGCCGTGGCGATCTTCCAGATGCCGTTATCCATGCAGCACCGCCTTCGCCTCATCCCACGTTATGCCGTGTTCTCGTGCGTACCGTGAGATACGCCCCAGCCCGCCGTGGTCAACGTTGATATACCGCCGCATCCACGCCGCTTCCTTCTCGCTGCCACAGCTCACATTACCGGGCAGCACCTTTGCGCTTGCAAGCTCCGTGACGCGCTGTTTCACCTGCCCCACCACCGGGGGGAACCCTTTGCTGTCGGACGCGATAAACGCCTTTACAGCCGCCGCCACTGCGTTGTAGCTGTCCTCGGAAAACATATCTGTCCACAGTGCTACAACGCCCTCGGCGTCCCTGCGCGTCATGTCCTTGTAGAAGTTTGGGTACGTGGCTTTCAGCACCGCCATGATCTTCAACGTTTCGTCCCTTGTCATAGCCTATCCTCCAGCATCTCCAGGAACACGTTGCCGCTGCCCTTTTCCTGCGGGCGGCGCTCGTCTTTCCACCTGGTCTCCCAGCTCCGCACGGCGGCTTTCCAGTCCTTCATGTGGTTTTTCCCCACCATCCAGCCCTTTTGCTCATAAAAGGCTACAAAGCGCTCTGCGTTGACGTGATACCCCTGCGCCTGCACATAGGCGGACACATCATCAGCGGATGGCGGTGTGAAGCGCCCCGCGCGTGTATCACTCACACCGTTAGGTGGGAGTGAATTATCTTTGGTTTTGTCTTTGGTTTTGGTTTTGTCTTTGGTTTGGTACGCTTCGTATACGGTCGTATTCGTTCGTATACCATCGTATACGGTCGTACCATCCTGCCGTGCATATCGTTTTTCTATGTTGCGCCTGTTCTTTGCGCATCTCTCGTCATACGCTGCTTTCGCCCTGTTTATATCGTCCGCAATGAAATCAAATGCGATCGACTCCCGTCCCGTAAGTTCCTCCGTCTCTCCGGTCTCGCCATATTCCAGCAAAGCCCGTACAAGCCGACCTACCTCTTGATCTGAAAGTTTCTCTAATTTCTTGCGATAACTGTAATAAAAGGGAATGTACTCAAGAGCCACTATGCGCCACCTCTCACTCCTTCGGCATCGCGCCTATGACGTATACCCCGCGCTCTTTGTCCAGCTCATATTGCACAGTGTAGTCCGTAAGACCTTTTGCCACCAGCTTCGCGGGTATCTCCAGGTGATAACCCCACAGCACGCCGCAGTCCTCGCGCTTCTCGCCGAATTTGACAGCGCAGGCGGCGTAGTGGGCATCCACCATGTCGCCAAAAGCCTTAATGGCCTCGTCCGCCTCCGCCAGCCGTTCCCGCTGCCGCTGCACCACGTTCTGCAAATGCGTGTTCTGCCTGCGCAGCGCCTTGATCTCTTCCTGCATCTTGCCCATTCACGTCACCCCCTTAGAACGGCAGATCGCTATCATCCTCGTCCATCTCCACGAACAGGCTCTTGACGTCCGTCCGGGGAAACGTTCCCTGCGCGTCCGTGTCCTTCCGGCTGTCGCCAAAATACATATTGTCCGCCACGATCTCGGCGCTTCTTCGGTTGTTGCCGTTCTTGTCCTGCCAGTCACGCATCTGCAGCCGACCCTCCACCACCGCCATGCGGCCTTTAGTGAAATACTTGGAAGCAAACTCCGCCGTACCGCGCCACGCCACAATGTCGATGAAGTCCGTGTCCTTGGTCCCGTCTGCGTTCTTAAAGTCCCGGTCTACCGCCAGTGCAAAGCTGGCAACGGCGGTACCGTTATTGGTGCGCCGCAGCTCTGGATCCCGTGTCAATCTACCCATGACAAAAATCTTGTTCAGCATATCAAATCTCCTTATAAGTAACTTTTTCCAAATTCCCGCCGGAAATCCTCTTCCGTCCAGCCCTGCTCCTGCATGGCCTTTAGCTGTCCGTACCGCCGCAGCCTGCGCATTTGTTCGCCGCTGCGGTGTACTGCCGTCTTTCCGTTCCTGTGGCACCTGTTGCCGCACAGGTACACCACCAGACCGTATTTCTCGCTCTTCTTGCGGTTCGCGCCGCCCAGCAGATGATGTTTCTCTAACGGATCGCCGGGGTCATTCCTGCCACACAAAAAGCATCTCTTACTCTCCATGCGCTTCCTCCGTCCCGTCCCACTCGTATTCCGGGCAGCTGTGAATGGCGTAGCTGTGCATGATGCCCGCCTTGCGGTCTCCTTTTTTCTTCACCGTAGGCGTAGCGTCCCATCCGGGCACCGGCTCCGGTCCTTTCCTCGACCAGCTGCAATCGCCATAGCACTTCTTGCACGTCCAGCAGGGCTGTATGTGCAGCTTGTTCATTTCGCCGCACCCCACTCTCTGTCCAGCTGGTTGTCCAGCAACCGTATTTGCAGTTTCATGGAGTTGATGGCCTCCATAGCGGACTTGTATACCACCTCTGCACAGTCTCTCTCAAACCGAAGCGCGGCGATCTCCGCCTTGCCCTTGCAGATGTCAGAAATGATCGTCACCGGCACGCCGTTGTCGCGTTCTGTAAGTATCTGTTTGGCCAGAGCTACCCGGTACGCCTTTTCGGCCTCCGCATATTTCTGCCCCCGCCGTTTCAGCTCCGTAATGGCCACGTCCAGCATCCGGCTCTTGTCCCGGATGTCATTTACCAGGTCACTCATGCTTCTTCTCCGCTGCGTTGGCCGCCTTCATGCAGCCCCAGCACAGCCGCTTACCGTATCTGTCCAGCGCCCTGTCGGAGATGTCATCCGGGGAATACCTAATGCCCTGGCACGTCACACTCTTAATGGGCATACCGCAGCTCTCGCAAATGACCGTGCCTTTTGGGGATGTTACCGGTGCAGGCTTGTCGTACTTGCTCCTGTCCGCCTCCCAGTACACGTCCGCGCCAAAACCCAGCGCCTTACATGCCACGGAGATAGCGTCCGTCAGTGCCATCTTAAAGCACTCGTCAGAGGTATAAGGGCCGTTCTTTTCCTTCGCCACAAACGCGCTGCCGCCTGTGCCGGGAATAGCCTCCGACCATGCGCCGTCCACCTTCACAAACAGGTCAATGTCCAGAAACGCGGCCACCTCACCGTTTGCGCCCTGTTCCAGCCGCTTGTCCGTGATAGCGTACTTCCATCCGATACCGCAGGGGCCGAACTGCTCCGTCATGGTTTTCAGACGCCACATGGGGTTGATGTCCGTCTTGCCCTTCAACCGGCCAGCACCGATCTGCCTTTTGGCACTGTCCGGCACGCTTCGTACCGCGTTATAGATAGCCAGGTTCTCCATCACTTCACCCCCATGTTCATCCGTTCGGCGATCTCCGCACCGTCCACCGCAACACCGGCTTTCAGCAGCGGGGCAATGTCGCTCTTGGACACCGTTGGCGCTGCATACGTCACCTTGCCGTCATAGCCGTTGTCCATGCACCACCGCACCAGCTCCTCCATGTTGGTGATCTCTACCGCCGTGCTCTTGCGGTAGGTAACGGAACACCTTGCCGTCTGGAAGGGGCGCCCGTCCAGCGCCCGGTCAACGTAGTCCCGCAGACGGTCACGCTTGCGCTCCATCGTGCGTCGGCGCTCCGCCAACTCCTTTTCCTCGTCCCGGATGGCCTTTGCCTCCGCGTCCAGGCTCTTGGACCAGCACACCATGTTCTCGATCTTGTGCTCCCTGTCCATCTGCAGCTGCTCAAACGCATCGTAGTCCAGCAGCTCCCCGGTCTCCGGGTCGATCAGCGCCTCCAGCGCCTGATCAATGTGGTATAAACTCAAGCTCATTTCTTTTCCTCCCATGCGTCCACCGTTCGGATGCACACATCGCACCCAACGGTCTCGCCGTAAATATTCTTGTACAGGGTATCTGTTTCCTCGCCGCACACCGGGCATCGCGGCGCCTTGTAGGGCTTCGGCTCCGCCCGCGGCTCCTTGTAGTCAAACACGCTCATACCGGCCTCCCAGCCGCTTTCAGCACTTCCCGCATAGGCTTCCGCGCCTTGAGGATAGACTTAGCCCGCGCCGTCTCCCGCCTGTATTGCCGCCACAGGTCGCTCAACTCGTCGCTCTGGTAATATCCGTCCCCGTCGTTGCAGATCATCACGCCCTGCTTCTTGGCTTCCGCCACCGCCTTCCGCATCTTCCGGTCGGTGGTGTGCAGCGCCGCCGCCAGGTCTTCCCGGCTGATGGCGTTCCTGCGTCCCTTTGGGATCAGACAGGCGATCCGCTCTGTCTCCGCCGTCCGCATGGGCATCTCCGCTTTCTCGTCCTCGCCGAACAGATACGCCCTGCTGGCCCGCAGCGCCGCCTCCAGCGCCTCGGTGACTTCCTCCGTGGGCAGGCACACGCCGTTTTCAAACCGGCTCACCATGCTCACGTCCATCCGTGCGTCTGCCAGCTTCAGAATGCCGCTGACCGCCTCCTGCGTCAGCCCCAGTTCCAGCCGCCGTTCTTTCAGTCGGTTCATCTCCCATCCCTCTTTCTTATCGCCTTTTTGGCGTTCTCTCGCCTTGCGCTGTTCATGCTGTAAAAATCAGCCTCGCTGTACGCTGCGTACCGCTTCGCCTTGTCGGTCTGAACGTCCTGTAAATACACAGCATAGTCCTCGCACTGCCCGTGACACTTCGCGTGTCTGCGCTGGCAGCCCTTGCAGGGCGGGGCCTTCCGGTTCACAAGCCCGATCATTCCCACTTCACCATCGCTTTCACAACACCGGCCTGCGCCGCGTCCTCGTGGCTCATCAGCACGTCTACCGTGTAGCCGTACACACCGGTGTCTGCCGCTATGTAAGTCTTACCGCCCAACGTCACGGTGCTGCCCAGCGGGATAACGTCCGGGTCTACCGCCACGGCCTCGCCGATGTCCACCCACAGGCCGGATGCCGTCAGCACCTTGCCGTCCCGCTGGTTCATGTGGGCGTAGGGTGTGCAGCACGCGCAATAACCGGTGATGTCGCATACCAGCACGTTCTCCGTCTCCGGCTCCGCGATCTCCGCCGTGGGCGGTGACTGCACCACGTCCTCCTGCACCGGCGGCAGCGTCAGGCACCATGCCACCAGCACCAGCAGCATCACCCACAGGACGATTGCCACCACCCACATACGCCTGCACCATCGTCTGGTGCGGCACATACGGGAGTATTCCCGCGCCCGCCTGTTCCGCTCTCTCATCGCCCCAGCGCCTCCACGCCCTTGACGATAGCCCAGCTCAGCCACGCTGCGCCGATAAACGCCAGCGCCCATGCAAACACGCTCATTCCTCCACCGTCCTTTCCGCGATCCATGTGTCCAGCTGCTTCTTGAAGATCTGGAACACAGGGCTTCGCTCCATCTCGATCACGATCCCAAAGGGATACACACCCTGCCGGATGCCCTGCCGCAGCGTATCCGGCGATATGCTCAACCCACGATCCCGCAGGTACTGCGCCGCGTCCTGCGGCGTCAGCGTCGCGATCCTGCTCATTTCTTTCTCCTCTCGATAATGGCATCCAGCGCGTTCTCCATCCGCTTCTGGATGTCTTTCGGCTTCTTTACGCCATTCAGGATCTGGCACACATACGCCTTTCCAATCCCCAGCTCCGCGCCCAGCTCGGCGTAGGTGATGCGGTTATTGTGCATCCTCCCGATCAGTCGTCCCGTCCATGCTTCCGGCATTTCTTCTCTCCTTTCAAATTTATAGTTGCAAAAGTTTACTTTTCGTGATACCATAAAGTTGCCAAACATCATGCATCACGAGGGTCTTATGAATGAACTTGTAATATCCGTAACAGTGCCGCTACTTGTGCGATAAGCGTTGCAATCGCAATGCCGTCCATCACACGCCGTTTTCTTCTTCTTTGCTTCGCCTCCCACTTCTCAAATTCTGCGTATTCAAGCTCTGTCACTCCACCACCGCCCTTCCGCAATTACGCTAACAAATTCAACCCATAACCGTATAATAACGCTAACGTTGTTGACAGTCAAGCCAAAAGCGCTAACAAATTAAACTTCGGTTGGTTGCACAAAAATTCTTGAGGTAATTTGTATGTTTTTTCAAAACTACCTGCGCCTGTGTAACAGCAAAAACATAAAGCCAACTGCAGCAGCCCTTGAAATGGGAATTGCAAAAGCAACTGTTTCTCGCTGGAAATCAGGCTGCAAACCAAATTCTGCAACTTTGCAAAAAATCGCTGACTATTTTGGCGTTCCGGTCGAAACTCTGACCGCAGAGCAAAAAGAAACCGCGCCCACCGTTACCGATGAGCGCGATCTTGAAATGCTGTCTCTGCTGTCCCGCCTTACGCCGGAGCAGAAGGAGATGCTTCTCCTCCAGATAAAAGGGCTTTTGCCGCCGCAAGAATAATGTCTTTCTCCGCCTCCCCCAGCTGCACAAACCGGTCCATCAACTCTCTGTCCATTTTCTCCCTCATTCCTTCGTCAAATCGTCCAATTTCTATCCCATGTTTTATTCAGTTGTACTAAAATCCCCGCCTTACACTTGTAATTTCTTCACCAAGTTATATAATAGGTGCCAGAAAGGGGGCATATTATGCAAGATGTATTGGAAATAATTTTGGGTCTGCTTATTACTTGTTTGTTCTATAGCGTGATCCCAATATGCGCCGCCGTGTTTTGCCATACGCCAATATCTAAAAAGTATTACGGGACGATCTGTATTATCTCCATTGTTGAAGTCGCATTGCTGTTTTCTTTTATTACGGTATATGCTGGCTTCAGTTGGAAGGCATCCCCTGCGATAATTTGGGGATATGTTTCGTATCGTATCGGCGTGTCCATTCTTAGCAAACACGGGCTGCTGACTTCTGAGCCCAAAAAGGAAAAAGTAATACCTCCGGCAGAGCAAGTAAAACAGGCACAGCAAGAAACCTATTATATTTGCCCTGGATGCGGAACCCTTGTGCGTACCGGGGAGGTGTGCGCTTGTGGCTTTCGGAGCGAAGCGCAGACTTCCGAAGAAAACCATTAACATCGTTGTCGCTGTCGTATTTGTTCTTTTGATTGTAGCTTCGTGTTTTGTTGCGTATACCGCAGGGAAAGATGACGGTTACAGGAACGGAAAGCTTGACGGCTATAAAAACGGAAAAACAGATGGATACAGGGATGGAAAAGGCTCCGGCTTTTCTGACGGCTATGATGCCGGTTACGATTATGGCTACACCTCCGGCTATGCCAGCGGAAAGATTGATGCCATATATGGAAGGTAATGTAAGACCGTCCCCGCCGCCTCCGCAACGGCGGCGGGGACTTGCAGCAGCCACGCCAACCATCACGCATGTCTGCTGCGGCTTTACCGTAGCAGTTTTAAGTTGGGTCGGTCAACGCCAAAAAGGGAAAACCGCTGTTTTCTCGCAACAGAATTAGGATAATTGACCGCCAAAAAGGGGAAAAGAGGGAAAAAATGGAAGATACGTTAAAGGAATTGTGCCGCGAAGCAAGGGACCGCCAGAATATCACCATTCAGGACCTGGCAGACGAAACCGGAATTTCCATATCCACCATCGGAAACTTTTTTGCTTCCAAATCCAAAGCGCCCAACGTCTATAATGCCGGCGCCATCTGCGCCGCCCTCGGTGTGTCTCTTGATGAATACTTTGGGATAGAGCCGGTCATAACTACAGAAGATGAATTGACGCATGCCAACGACCAATTAAAGCATCAGAAGCAGCTTCATGACGCGGACGTTCGCATAGCTCACCTTGAGGGCAGCATGGAGCAGATGACGAAAACCATTGAATACCAGCGCAAGAAATCGCGGGACACAAAATTTGCTATTTATGGCCTTACGTTTTTGTGCGCCATGTTTATGGCTGTTATCGTGGGATATATCTTTTTTGACTACCGCGTCCCTAACCTGGGGCTTATTCAGGGCGGGCAGGCCGGTGTATTCGCATGGATCGTCTTTTTGCTGCTTGCCGCCGGCATCGGCATTTTTGCCTCCGTTTTTGTAATGTACTTGCGTTACGCAAAAAAGCACACGCCAAACCTCGACGTATAAAACATTTGTTCTATTTTACACAGACATTGTATATGACAAGTTTCTTGTTTTCAATAGACGTAATTCACAAGTTTCTTGTTATTCTTTTGTGAGGTATCCCTATGTCCACTTGTATAAAATGCGGCGTCGAGCTTGTCCCCGGCGCCGTTTACTGTCACATCTGCGGGAAAAAGCAGGTCAAAGAAACCCGCAAATCCCTGAAGCGCCCCAACGGAGCCGGCACAGTCTATAAACTCTCCGGCCGCCGTACACGCCCCTGGGCCGCTGCCAAAAATCATGTGATCATCGGCTATTACGAACGGAAAACCGACGCGCTGGCTGCGCTGGAAAAGCTTTCCGGCAAACCGATCGAAGAAAAATTCAACATGACGTTCTCTGAGGTGTTTGCGGAATGGAAAGCAGAACACTTCCGCGAAATAGGTCCGAAAGGGATAGAAGCCTACGACATTTCCTATAAGGCCTGCGCCAGTCTCCACGGCAAGAAATTCCGCGACCTGCGTACAAAGGATTTTCAGGCGATTATCGACAGCAACATGGCCAAGTCTAACTCAACGCTGTCCAAGTACAAGCAGCTCATGACGCAGATGTCCCGCTGGGCCGTCCGTGAGGAGATCGCCACCACCGATTTTGCCAAATACGTCAAGCTCCCCCAGCAGGTCAAAAAAGAAAAAGCCATCTTTACGGATGACGAGATCGCGCTGTTGGAAAAAGACGGCTCCGATGCTGCCAAAATCGCCCTCATGCTGCTTTACACCGGTATGCGCATCGGCGAATTGTTTTCCCTGCCGCTGGTGGACTACCACGAGACGTATGTCATCGGAGGAGAAAAGACAAAAGCCGGTAGAAACCGCGTCATCCCAATACGTCCGGAGGGCAGGAAGTATTTTTCCTACTTTGCCGACCGGGCCGACGGCGATCTGCTATTGTCCGGCTACGACGGGCAGCGCATCCCCGCCAATTACCGCAAACGTGACTTTTACCCTCTGCTGGAAAAGCTCGGCATCCCAAAGCACACGCCCCACGCCACGCGCCACACCTACGCAACATGGGCAAGAAGCGTAGGCATACAGCCGGAAATTTTGCAGAAGATCATCGGCCACGCGAGCTTCTCCACCACCGCCAACATCTATGTCCACGCCGACGCAGAAAAACTAATATCAGAGGTGGAACGTGTTAGCAATTTGTCAGTAACCGAAAAAAACTAAAAAAGTCTTATGCAGTTTTACATTACAGTTTCATGTAAAACAATCGCCAAAAACCGCTTAAATCATCCAGAATAGTTGTAAATATTTGTGCACCATAATTCACACGCAGGAGGTCACTGGTTCGAGTCCAGCAGTCTCCACCAAAAA